ATACGTTGACGAAGTTCACCGTATGACAAGTATGCTTGGGTTCATGAAATCAAAGAACTATGTCACTCCTAAAATGAGAAAAAGGATTGATGTCCTCAGACAATCTGAGAAAAAGAAAACAAAATTACAATTTAGCAAAGGAAAACAATGAATAAGACAACACAACAAACAATGTTCTCATCAAAGACTGGGATGTGGGCAACACCGCAAGACTTTTTTGATAAATTAAGCTGGCGCTTTGGCAAGTTTGACTTGGATCCATGCGCATCACCTTCTAATACAAAATGTGCAAATTTCTTTACGGAAGCAGAAGATGGACTTACTAAAGATTGGAGTGGATTTACCAGTTTTGTTAACCCACCCTACGGTAGAGGTATTGACAAGTGGATTCAAAAAGGATTCGAAGAGTCGCAAAAACAAGGCACCAAAGTAGTGATGCTCATTCCAGCGCGAACTGATACAAAATACTGGCATAAGTTTGTGATGAAGGCATCTGAAGTATATTTTGTCAAAGGGCGCCTTAAGTTTGGAGACAGTAAAAACAGTGCCCCATTTCCATCTGCGGTTGTAGTATTTGATAACAACACTGAGTCGCAAGTATTCGGAGCTATGAATCGATGAATCGCCAACAGCGAAGAGCAATAAAAAAACATCTTGGTGAAGAAGTTCAAGAAAAAATGACAACCCAGATTGCTCAGTTTAGTAAGTTGCCCGAAGCATGCGATGCTTGCGAAAAAGAATTTGATAAAAAAAATAGGGACATGGTACTTTCTTGGTCTGTTGTAGTTAAGCAAGATCTAGTAAGGTTGTTTTGTCCGGAATGCATTAACAAAGCTAAGGAGGCGTTAAATGGCAGTAACCAGAATATCGAATAAATCTTTGGAAAAGATTTTAAGTGGAGAGGTTAGAGAGAATTCAACTTGTGTTCTAAAGTTTTATTCAAACGATTGTCACTTGTGTCACACATTAAGTGATTACTTCTCAGAAATTTCAGAGGATGAAAAATATGAGAATCTACATTTTTTAGCTTGTAATGTGGCAGATTGCCCGGAGATAGAAAAGAAATTAAATTTCAATGGTGTTCCTACAATTTTTGTAATTCATTCTAATGTTGGTAATAGAAAGCCGACACTTAGGCTTTTGCCGGAACCAGAACAACCCAATCATAAAACTTGGTACAAAGTTAGCGACATAAAGAAATTTATTAACAAGGAGGCATTGTGAGTAATGCGCTATCATATGACGATGTGTTGCTTAAGCCGCAATACTCAGATATTCGCAGCAGAACTGAGGTCTCAACACAAACCGATCTAGGAAACGGCTTAGTGCTGCGTGTTCCGATACTTGCTTCGCCGATGGATACAATTTCAGAGGCTCCAATGGCTATGGCGGTAGGGCTTTATGGCGGCGCCGCAATCATTCATCGGTACAATTCTATTCAAGAACAGGCTGATATTATTACAATGGCAAAAGAAAGAGCACAACAAGAGCATAACAAAGAAATTATTATTGGTGCCGCAATTGGCGTTACTGATGATTATCTTAATCGAGCCGCGGTCTTAAGCGCTTTGGAGGTTGATTTTATATGCGTCGACGTCGCTCATGGTCACCACTTACTAATGAAAGATACACTACAGACCCTGCGCCACAAATTAGGATCAGACATCCACATCATGGCAGGCAACGTTGCCACAATTGAGGGCATCAACGACCTTGCAGATTGGGGAGCAGACTCCGTTCGATGCAATATAGGTGGCGGCTCAATCTGTTCAACCAGAATAGAAACTGGACACGGCATGCCGGGCTTTCAAACAATCTTGGATTGCAGTGAAACCGATAGAGATGTGACCATAATTGCAGATGGCGGGATAAGAAACTCGGGCGACATGGTTAAGGCACTTGCTGCCGGCGCCGACTCTATAATGTGCGGGTCTATTCTATCAGGTACAGATGAGACACCCGGTACCGTTTTTGAAGAGACAGACGGAACAAGGTGGAAAACCTATCGAGGCATGGCTAGCAAAGAAGCTCAAATTAGTTGGAGAGGTAAATTTTCCTCACACGAAGGCGTTTCAGCTAGGGTGCCTTATCGCGGCTCAGTCAATAAAATTCTTGAAAGCCTTGAAAGGGGACTACGCTCTGGCTTATCATACAGTGGATGCAGAACAATCGCCGAGTTGCACTCTAAGGCAGAATTTGTTAACCAAACTCAGGCTGGTCTTGGTGAGAGTAAAACTCACATACTTAGCAGGAAGTGGTAATGTCCGATTCCGATATAGAGTATGGCAAAAACTTAAAAAGAATTGTGTTTACAGACACGGACCATCGACATGCCCAGTTGGTCATAAAACTTAAAAATGACGGAATGACGCAAGCAAAGTTTTTTCGCAGTCTAATAACTGGATACATAGATGGAGACCCGACATTAACAGAATTCGTAAGACAAAATGGAAAACTTTCCATACAAAGAAAAAATAAAATACACAAGCTGGAAGAAAAAGGAAAAAAACTAGTCCAAGAATTAGGATTAGATGAGGAACAGGTTGAGGATATTTTTGACATGATAGCAGAGGAGTTTCCAGATTTATGAAAAAAGATGGCTTGCTGAGTTGTAGTAGAGAGTGCATGAAAAAAGAGAAATCATGTAAGAAAGTAGATTGTAGACACTTTATTAATTATGAACAAGAGTATAATTGTTGTCTGGTTTCTATATATGAAAACGGACCTATGACGTTGAGAGAAATTGGTGATAGAATAGGTGTTTCATTTGCTAGAATTAAACAAATTGAATCGGCTGCACTGAAGAAAATAAAGAACAGTCCACTAAATTCGTTTCTAAACTAGGTTATTAGAAAAATGAATACTATTTATACTAGGAATTTACTTTAAGGAGAAAACTAAATGTCCCGTAAAACATTATTAACAGAATCTGAGATTAGAAAGTTTCTGCGATTGGCTAACCTTGGAGCCGTTGGTGATGCAAAAATTCAAGAGATGTACAGTATGCCCGGTGATCGTGATGAAGAAGAAGATATGATGGGCGAAGAAGAAGAAATGGAAATGGATATGGGAGCCCCTGAAGAAGATGGCGCCATGGATATGGACATGGGCGCTGAAGACGAACCAGAGATGGATATGGATATGGATGCAGCTGAGGACGAAGGCGCCGCCAGCGGTATGGTATCTGTTGAAGACTTTATGGGTGCTCTTGAAGCAGCACTTGAAGATGTCATGGGCGAGCCTACTAGTGTCGAGATGGACATGGACGACGAACCAGAAATGGACGACGAACCAGATATGGACATGGACGCTGAGCCAGAAATGGATATGGGCATGGGCGACGATGAAGAAGAGCCCGGCATGCGTGACTACATGGAAGAAAGTAATCAAGAAGAAATTGTGAATGAAGTTGCACGTCGTGTAGCTGCTAGATTGGCACAGAAGAATAAGAACAATCAAATGGTCGACAAATTAGCTGAAAGAATTCTTAACAGACTTACTAACAAATAATTTGACAATATTCTTACGGGATGTTATAATAACCACCTAGAGTAATTTGGGTGGTTATTTTTTTAAATTAATATGAATTATTTTCTTTATCTTTTGGTCTTCTTGTTTGGGTATGTTACCTGTAGAACATTTTATTTCTTAAGAGCAAACAGGATTAGCTTGTCGCTGATAAAATTAGCGCACGTTATTCATCTGACCAATACGCTAAAGTGTGTTGAAAATTTAATTTATACACGTGAAAGATCGCGAGAATACTATTTAAAGATGGAGAAGACTTCAGTGGAGATTAGTGCCATGGAAATAAAATTTGATAACGATATTGAAAACTTAAAGCATAATTCGATTAAATATATGCTGAGAATGCATCCAAAGATGTACAAGGACTCTTTATTGTTTGATGATTGGAAATCTTCAATGGAGTTTCTTACTGAAAATAAAGAATTGGTATTTGATTTTTGGAGGAAATACGATGATTAAGAAAATAAAAGAGATGCTCGACAACGCACTAAGCGAAGGGTCCCCAGAGCCGCGGGTTATCCCCATTGATAGCCAATTGTTGCAAGAACTAGCAAATGAAATGGCACCAAAAGAACCAGATTTGAGAACCATTGGAATATTCACCGATGTAGAACCTGAGAAGATAGCTGAATTAGTACACGCTCTTTTGTATTTAAACGAAACAAACAAAATGGAGCCAGATCCAGAAAAGCATTTGCCAATTGATTTTTATATCTCTACCTATGGTGGTTCTGCTGACGATATGTTTGCACTTTACGATATCATGAGACAAATCAAAAAGACGACCGAGATTCACACCATTGGAATGGGCAAAGTAATGTCCGCCGGAGTGCTCCTTCTAGCTGCCGGAACTAAAGGCAAGAGGAAGATAGGCAAATACTGCCGTGTTATGATCCATTCGGTTATTGGGGGCAGTCATGGTTCGCTACCTAATTTAGCGAATGAAATGGAAGCAATGCAACAAATTCAAAAAGACTATATACAAGTCCTTGTTGAAGAGACCAGTATGACAAAGAAACAATTGAAAAACATGCTGGAACGCAAAGTTAATGTCTATTTATCAGCAGAAGAAGCAGTAGAATTAGGTATTGCTGACGAAATTATTTGAGGTTTTTATATGGGTAATTATTTGAAAGATATGTTTATTGAAGTGAGAGAGAAAGACGAAACAATTTCGCCGCTCACTGAATTAGAACAGATAATGGCATCTGTTACTGAGATATTATATGGCGCTAATGTTATTAAAGAAGCAGCCCGTGAAGGTTTTAGTGTACGCTTGTCACTACCTAGGCTAACCCCTAACGAATCATGGGGAGATCCTGAAAGCCAATCAAGAAAAGACATTGACAGAATCTTCGCGTCTATTACCAGAAAAGGCACGATCAAGGAAAGAATAGATCACGTTAACAGCTTTGCCGACCCTGCCCAGGCACAACGGAAAGGTACCGGTAAGAGATTCAACACTATCCTAAACATGATGATGATCTTGGAGTCACTGCAAGCATGTCTTAATGACTATAGCGAATCGTCCTCTGGTTTTGTTTTCGAGGGATTCATGGCTGCGGTCACAGGCGGTAAGCAGATCGCTGGTCGTGTCGGTGGAACATTGCCTATTGAAGACTTTGTTGCTGGCGATGGCGAACCAGTTAGCCTTAAGTTGCTGAGCCCCAAGACACCCATTCACGGAAGCTTTACCAACCTCGTTGATTACTTGTTTATTCGTGGCGGTACCGGTGTTGACAACATCAAATACTTGATTGGTCGAAAAAACTCTGATGATGCCGGCAGTGTTACACAGCTAATGTTGCTTGAATTCGTTATCAATCGTAGAAATTTTGTGCCGATCATGTTGTCCGCCGGTAATCAAGATCTCCTCGGAGATCAAGCTAAGGCGATTCAAGCTCTTGCTGAAGTGTGGAAAGGCAGCAAAGAAGAAATAATTAAGATGCGAGATGTTCTTAAACAAACCCCGGGATACAACCAGACTTTGGGTATGTTTATAAAGAATGTTGACGACGATGCGGGCTTTGACGCTCAAGCCAGCGATCCTAAAGATCCGGCTGTAAAACAGAAACAATATGGCGGAGAACTAACAAGAGCAGAAAGGATTTCTGCGCGGAAGCAAGGCTTTGCTGATGCTGCCGCAGGCAAAGAACCTGATTTTGAAAGCTGGCTTGAAGCCAACGCGCGCCAACTGAAAGATCCTGAGCAAAAAAAGTCACTCAGCGCAGCATTAAGAACATACAAAGCCGGCTATGCGGAATACAAACCTAAACAATCCGAACAACCAGCACCGCTTGCTGAATCTTATTTCGGAGAATTCCACGAAAGAGAAAAACTTATGATGGAACATGAAAACGCACTTATGGAAGCTAAGGGTGGAACCGGCGGCAAGCAATGGTCGATTAGTGCAGCCGCAACTGAAAAGCTCGCCAATATTGCTGATGTTGATTATTATGGTGAGCTTAACTTATCCGATGAGAACATCAAAGCCTGCACCGACATCTACATCGAGCTAATGGGTGAAAACCTTGTAGCTCTCTTAAAAACGACAGAAGAGTTTACCAAAAATATTGGCAAATACTTTAGTGCAGATCGACGCTCGACCGCGATGAATGCCAACATGCAAGCGCAGACCGATGGAAAGGCTATTGTTACCACACTCGCAGCAGAACAAACCGCTAGTAATAAGAAAGACGATATTGAATAAAAACATTTGACATTTATTGCAAAATTGATTATAATATAAGCACAACTACGAGGTATTAATGAGTCGAGCATATGACAATAAACAAACACTGCAACAAAAGATAATAAATGGCGTAAACATTTTGGCTGATAATGTAGCGTCCACGCTAGGACCTAGAGGTAGAAACGTTCTTTTGCAAGAAAGCGGTAAATCTCCATTTGTAACGAAAGATGGTGTAACAGTTGCGCATTTTGTTTCTTTGGATGATCCTTTTGAAAATGCAGGCGCCCAAATTATAAAACAGGCAGCTATTGAAACCAACAACACTGCCGGAGATGGGACAACCACCGCCACTGTACTAGCGCGAGAGATACTGATAGAGTCCCAGAGGTACATAGCAGCCGGCGCCTCACCGACAGAGTTACAAAGAGGTATAAATGCAGCAGTTAAAGAAATCATAACAAACTTAGATGACTTAGCCCAACCAGTAACCAGCCTGGAAGATGTACAGCATGTTGCAACAATTTCAGCAAACAATGATCCTTCAATCGGAAAACTGATTTCTATGGCTATTGATCGCGTTGGGCAAGATGGCTCCATCACAATAGAAGAGTCTCGTTCAGTTGAGACCAGTATAGATATCGAAGAGGGGTTCAAGTTTCATTCTGGATATTGTGCCGGCGCCTTTGTTACCGATGAAAGACGCTCTGTGATGTACCACGACGAACCTCTTATCTTAGTCACAGATCAAAAGCTTGATTCAGTTGA